AGCTCATGGTAGCGCAGTAAGCCTTTAGCAGTTGTTCTTCGATGAAGTAGTCGATGTGGTTGGGAACAGGCTCATGCTCCACACGCCCGAACACCTTGTTGCGCGTGATCGACAGGTCGATGTCTTTGCCGCTACCTAGTTCAGCCATGAGGCCGCCCTTGCTAGGTTTAATCACCACGAAACTGCCGTAGTTGTCACGAGTGTAGGAGTTCAGCACATCCACAGCGGTGCGCACACTGCTCTTCATACTGGCACGCATGTAGTCCACAGCCTTCTTGTAGGAGTTCAGCACGGGTTTGTAGGGTATGTCCACCACACTCAACTCTTTAAACGCTTTGAGGGCGCATATAGAGCATCCAACCCCTGCCATCCAGAAGCGCTCATCGTTAGTTGCCTTGAACTCAGTGTACATACCGGCAACGGCTTCGCCCACCATCTTGGGGAACTGGTCAACATTGTCGGCAAGATACTGGGACAGGGCGTAGCCAGCTACAGCGTAGTTGGCTTGCAAAGACTTGATGATTTCAATCTCGTGTGGTTCCCAAGTCAACTCGTCTTCAAGCACAAACTCAAGCAAGCGGCGCAGTTCACCTTCGGATGAATGGGTACGCCCACCAGTTAAGTAGTCCACGATGTGGGTGTTAGATGACATCAAAGCATTGGTCATCCAAGTTGACAAGTTCAGGCGCTCTTTGTTGGAGCCAGACTCCATACGCTCTTTGCCACGGCCTTCGGTCATATCCAGTAGGAACTCAGGCAACCACTCAAAGTCGTCTCGGTTCTTGGATGTGATCTCGTCAGTGATAAGTGGGTGGCTGTTGAGCAAACCCAAGCGCTGTTGCATAGCCACAGGAGAAGTGCTCTTGCCTGTGCGGTAGTGGGTTGGATGTCCCCAGACTGAAGCCGCAGCCTCCAGAGCCAGTGTCTTACCCGTACCAGACTCGGTACTGGCGCAGTGGTACGTCATGCCGTAGATGCCTGTGAAGCGCATGAAAGGGGCGCCAGCACCCGCAAGCAAAACGGCTATGTGATCCCACATCTTCTTGGCGATCAACATCTCAATAAAGATGCGCCACTGCTCCATAGTGCCACGAGGCTCGGTGTTCTTGGTAATGTTCTCCAAGCCCGGCATGGGAACTTTGACTGGGGGTTTACCCTTAGTAAAGATACGCCCCGCAAACACATACGAGTTATCAGGTTGCCAACCATAGCTGTCAGGAACTTTGATTGGGGTTTTGTTAGTGCTAGATTCTTCCACGCATGCCCTCACATATTCAAAAAGGTTTTTGTCGTTGCCGTGACCGAACGCCGCCACAATGTTTTGGCTAGCCAAGGCTTTCACTGTTTCATCCTTACTGACCACCGCCTTCTGCGGCATGGTCACGTTGATCGCCCCTTCAGGTCTGAGCGCAATCATGTGCACAGTGTGGTCATTGTTGCTGTTGAGGATGTCCACCACGAACAACTCGTATGGCAACAGCATCACTTGCTTTTTTGCTTTAGCTCCATCATCGTCTTCAACCATGCGCTCCATGAAGATGCCCCCATTCGTGCCGTAGGCGTAACCCCTTGGCGGTGTTGGGCGCATGACCTTGACGACTTCTTTCTCTGTGACTGTGCTGTCACTGGTCAGTTTGACCTCGATCTCCTTCTCCTCCACCTCGACAGACAACTCGCGTCCGAAGATCAAGGGGTTGGTGATTTTGCCCCAGTGTGTGCATGAGGGGCAGATGCCGGGGTTCTCGCTGTCCATCTTGACGCAGGGGTACGGGCCTTTGATGCTTTGCAGCTTCTGGTTCATACGCTCAGGCTCGTATGGGTGCATCTTGCTTAGCCACACAGCCGCCCTGTTGCCGTCCTCACAGACCTTTGCCCACGATAGCAAGCCTCTCCAGATCGGCTCCATGCCGTCTTCTGTCGCATGCTCAACGTAGTGCGCCAACTGCCCACAGCCACGATCTTGTTGCGTTGCAAGCCATATTGGTTTGAACTTGGTCACGCTGTTCTCGTACAGCTTGAGTGTCGTAGCCGTTGGCGTTGCCTTTGCTGGGCGCTGGCCGGGCAAGTCAAGGGACGGCGTAGCCACAGGCTCATAGACTGAGCTTGTGAGTTTTTCTCTGATGAGTGTAGCCAGCCCCTCGAAGCTAAACACGTCGCCTTCAGTCAGTATGCGCACAGGGCGCGGCGTTGCGTACTTCTTCTTGAAGTTGGTTGTATCAGGCACACGCAAGACTCGGGCGGCATCTGCCGTCACGGTCATGTCGATGGCCATGTTCTCCTGCTTGCACAGGCGTTTGAAGTTCTCAGCCACTGGTTTCCATGTGTCGATGGGAACGGCAGTAAGTAGAGGCCAGTAGCAGTGCAACCCACCACCAGAACCCACCACGTAGGGCGTACCCAAAGCATCTAAGCCGGTCTTCTCCAAGAACGCGTTGAGCGCAAGGGCGGCATCTTTCTTCGATGCGTATCCATCCATGTCAATGAACAGGGACTTCACGAACCTCGCGTTGGCAGCTTGTCGGTTGTCTTCTGCGCCAAAGGTAGCCAAGGCAAAGTAGACATCCAGCTTGCTGTCGTGCCAACCTTTGATTGGCGCTGTTGTCTGATCGAGCGAGTCAACAAAGACATGCTCTTTCGTTCTAGTAAGTTCTGCTACGCAATACCGGCCACATTCTGGCGGTGGCAGAACAACCGCTAAAAACTCAAGCGGAGTCATTTAGTTCCTTGCGGTCAGAAGAGTTCGAGTTGGCGTGCGTCTTTAGTTGTTGACCCGTCAGGTGGGGCCATCACAGTCAGGCGTCGAAGGACTTCCAGTTGCCACTCCTTGGGCAGACCTGTGTTGAGTTCCATCAGTTCAGCGCTAAAGCGGATTAGCTCTTGCGTGGTGAGGGATCGAGGTTGTATTCCGTACATATTTTTCTCCATGCCTCATCTGCTGTGCGTGAGGTCTTCATTATGTGAGTTAAGAATTCGACGCGGTCACGATAGGCCACAAACACTTCCGTGCCTGTGAACCAGTTGTAGACAGTCTGTCGAGAGACGCCGAGAGCATAGGCAATCTTCGTGACGGGGAAGTCAAGATGGATCGCCCAACGCCCAAGCTGGTTGCCCAGAGACTTGGGAGTCTTAGCTACTTCGTCAATGATTTTTTGTGAGTAGGCCATGTGTATAGGTGGGGGTACTAACGGCTCAAGCGATCTGGTCTATCACCCTTTTCCCCCCGTTTTAGTTACTCATCGTCCCAATCAGCAACGATGTCGGCCAGCTTGTTCTTCTTAGCTGGGGCGGCTTCCACCTTGGCAGGGGCTTTGCGAACTTCGGGTTCCTCTTCGGCCTCTACTTCAACAGCCTTGGCTTTCTTAGGCTTGGCGGCTTTGACTTCAGCAATAGCTTCTGCTTCGTCTTCGTCAAGCATCTCACCCATAGGCTTAGCCGTTGGACGCTTACCTTCAATAGCCAACGGAGCAGGGGCAGTAACGCCATCCACAGCGGCAGGGGTAGAAGCCACGGCCTTCTCAGCATCTTTGGATGCGCCCTGTGTCTGCACAGTCTCGTACTCGTCATCAGTCAACCAACGCACAGGTGCGAAGATCAGCTTGGGAGACTCAGCCTTGGTGTCGAACTTCATGCGAGTCACGATGGCATCCAAGTTAACTGGAGGAGTCTGAGCCGCCATGAAGCGAGCGTATGCCTGCAGTGGGCGCTTGTCGCCTTCTTCCTTGCCGAAGATGGATGTGGCAGGCAGAGTCACTTGCAACACATCGCCTTCAGGGTTGTTAGCCAACACCACAGCCAAGCGCTGTTGGTAACGGCAAGCACGGCTATTACCATTGCCTGACCCAGCGATGTTCTGTGGGCAAGAGGCACAGCTAGATGCCTGTGGGTTCTTCACGCCTGCATCGGGCTTCTCACCATCACCAGAGGTGCAATCAGGCGGGGCAGCAGCGGCATCCTTATCGTAGGAGCCAGCGTAGAAGATACGGCTAACCTTGGGGGCAGCCTTAACCACGATCACATCCAAGTGGCGGTCTTCGATGGATGCCACTTCCTTGCCGCCTGCAAGCAGACGGAACACGCCACCCTTGATGGAGACGCGCTTCATGCCGTTAGCTGTGGGCACGCCACCAGCCAAGGCCAAAGTAGTTGCAGACAGAGCCGCGTTCTTAGCGAACGATGGCACGTTAGAGGGATTGAACATTGCAATATTGCTCATTTTGATTTCCATTTAAGTTGGTTTGCGTACAGAGATGTCGTACTCAGACGACGAGTTGAGCCCTTGAGGTACAACCCCGGGGTTTTCTTCCAAGAATTGCGCCATGTTGTTCTGCGCGATGCGCTTCTCAAGCAGGTCAAGGGCCTCGTGCTCGATCATGAATTTCTTGAACGAGTCCCAGTCTTGTGTGGTGTAGCGAGTTTTCACGGACATGACTGCCGTGCCCTCGGTAGTGCGCACAGATGTGACCCCCATGGCCTTCATCTGATCCTTGATAGCGTGCTTGATCTCTTCCTGTTGAGCCTTGAGTATCTCCGCTTGGGTGTCGTACTCTTGGGTCAGCGCGGTCAATCGTGAACGCAGCTTGCGGTAGATTTTCACAAGCTTGTCTAGCGGTATCGCTTCTTCTTCCATAGCTTCTCCTGTTTAATTATTTGTCTAAGGTTGGACAGTTTACACAGATTTTTACACGTTGCAACCCCCTTTCAAGATTTA